CTGTTTCTAAATCACAACAAAGATTTATGGGGATGGTTCACAAATGTAAAGAAACGGGCGATTGCGCTAGCGAAGAAGTAAGAAAGGCGGCCAAATCCATGAAAGCAAAAGATGCTGAAGATTTTGCTAGTACGAAACATAAGGGTTTACCAGAAAAGAAAAAGAAACCTAAAGGGAAAAAATAATGAAAATTACAATTGATATGCTTAGAAAATTAATTAATGAAGAGCTTACAAGAAAAAAGATACAAGAAACAAAAGAACAGGATAAAAAAGATGTTCCCGATATTGATGAAAAGAAAAAACTTTCTATTGCACAAGCTCTAGATGTGATAGAGGGCGCCACAGACAATGCAGGAGACCCAGAAGAGACTCGATGGTACTTGACTAAAGTAGGCGAAGCATTTGGATTAGAACCAGAAGAAGGGGAATAAAAATATTGACATGGTTAACAACAAAAGCTTTTTTAAAAAAAGCATGGACATGGTTAAAACATAATTGGTATGTTCCAGCAATTCTCATATATACTTTACTCTTATGGATCCTTTTTAGACGCAAAGATGAAGCTTTAAAAGTTTTAGAGATCCGCAGCGAGAGCTATGAAGCTCAAATTGAAGCTATCAATAAGGCCCACACAGAAGAAATAAAAAAACGGGATGAAATTTTAGAAAAATACAGCGAAACAGTTAAAAAATTAGAAGAAGAGTTTATTAAAAATAATCAAGAGCTAGATGAAAAAAAGAAAAAAGATGTTAAAGAATTAGTTGAAAAATATTATAATGATCCTGATACATTAGCGAAAATGATAAGCGATAAATTTGGATTTTAATTTGGAGGAACAATGAAACAAATAATTTCACTAGCCCTGGCCTTTACTTTAATATTCCCGGCAGCAATTTTTGCGGACACTCCGGAACCAGAACCGCAACCAAAAGCAGTTGGAATACAAAAAGACCAACCTGCTCCCTTTTCAGGAGTTCTGTTAAACCCCTTGGCAGCATCTCAAATATTTACAGAAAAGAATTATTCTGACGAAGAATGTAAATTAAAAATTGATTTTGCAGTAAATAAAGAGGCAGCAAGATTAAATTTAATTTTAGAATCAACTAAAGCAAGCATGGAAGCAATGGACCAAAAATATGGCTCTATTATCAATATAAAAGATACAGAAATTGATAGATTAAGCCAATTGGCCCTTGAAAACTCAAAGGATTATTCAATATGGTGGGCCACCGGTGGAATTCTTGCCGGGATTGCTTTAACTTTGGCAGTTATGTATGGCGTTAAAAATATGGAATAATGGTAGAAAAAGATTTTGACTACATTGCCCGTTTAGAAAAAGCTATAAAAAAGAAATATGGCCAAGAAACAATTATTAATCCAAAATCTAATTGGGATGATGAAAAAGAACAACAATACCTCGAACAATTAAAAGAATACTCTAAAAAACAGCAAGCCATTAAGGAAGAAAGCGAAAGAATTGAAAAGGACGGCTTTTTCTTACCAAAAAATCTAATTAATAAGAAGAATAAAAGAAAATGCTCAGTTTGTGGAACATATTCTTTTAAAAAAAAAGATGACCTTTATATAAATAAATTTGAATGTTGCTGGCTATGTTATATTCAATGGGTTGATGGCCGGGAAGAACGTTGGAAAAAGGGGTGGCGACCTAATGTCGAAAAAAAAGAAATTTAAATTCACCATAAAAGAACAAGCGATAAAACCGCTTAAACAAATAAAAGGCTTTAAATTAAATATTTTATTAGAAGAAAATGAGCCGCCCCCAGAAGTAGAACCACCTCCAGAACTAGAACCACCTCCAGAACTAGAGCCACCTCCAGAACTAGAACCACCTCCAGAACCAAAAGAAGTAAGAAATATTGTTCTAGCAGGCAATTCTCATATGGCTGGGTATGCTCGCGCCTTGAAAAAACATTTGAAAGAATCAAACCCAGATATAGAATATAAGTTTTTTAAAATTAGCAAACCTCAAGGTCACGGCGGAGAACTAATAGGCCAACTAAATCTTTTAGACAGCCTTCTAGCTGGAGATTTAAGAGAACAAAATGTTCACGCTATCATCCATGGTGGCTCATCCCCAGAAAGGAACTGGAAATCTCGCCTAGAAAGATTGTTGACGAAGTATCGTGAAGTTACTCCAAATATTTCATTTATTGGCAGCCCATCTCCTAGAACAGATTTTGCCGATATTCAAAGTCGTATAACACAAAACAAAGAAATAGCAGATTATCTTAATGAACAAGGGGCATCATATTACAATGTTTTTGACACTAGGTTAGAAACAGCAGATTATGCAAGAGGGAACCATGGTCAAATACATCCAAATATTAAAGGCTATAAAAAAGTTTATCAGCCAATTAGAAATAGATTATTGAATCAAATCAATCCTCCGCCCTTAACAGGACAACTGACTCCAATAAAGGCACAAAAAGCTCAAGAACACGGGTTTGATCTCAATAATTTATCACGCGAGCAAAGGACATTTTTATCTTATGCAACTTTTGGACCAGATGCATTGGCTACCTTAAAACTAGGAAGAGACATAAAAGCAGTAATGTTGCTCGGGGATTATGATTATGATGAAGCTACAGAATTTGTTGATGATCATTCTGGCGCATTTCCTGATGAGAACATTAGGGATTTTTATAAAGAAGAGCTTTTAGACATACTTAAAACTCACCCAGATAGAGAAAAATTAGAAAAAAACCTCCTAGGCCATCGCAACTACGAAGAGTTGCAAGTCCCCGAAGCCCGAGAAGTAGAAATTCGCCTATTTGATTTGCCGAGATCTATCACTAGATATGATAGGCTATTTAATGAGGCCGCAAGACATGAATCAATAGATGCAATGCCACTTACTTCAAGAATGTTAAAAGCAATTGCTAGTGCAGAATCAAGCCTTAGTCCAAACGTAATAAGTTATGCCGGCGCCGCAGGCATTATGCAACTTATGCCATCAGTAGCAACAGGCCGCAACGCAGGGCTAACCGTAGACTCCAATTCAGTTACCTGTGTTCATAATTGTGGCAATCCGCCGGCGGCCGCACTAACACGCGATGAGCGCGCGCACTATCGACGCAACCGCCGATATGTAAAAACTCCAGAGTTTACTGGGGTAGACGAAAGGTTTGATCCAACGAAAGCAATACCTGCAGCGGCAAGACTTTTAAATTGGAACTATAAACAAGTACTAAGAGAGTTAAGACGAAGAGGCCAAGGAAATATTTCAGATAAACATAAATTAATGATAGCCTTTTTAAGTTATAGAGATGGCCAAAGTGGCGTATTCAACAATAGAAACAAATGGTATCATAATTATATGGAAAATAATGATTTTGAAGGATTATTTAATGAAATTTTAAACACAGGTCGAGACAATTATTTAAAAAGAATTTTAATACGATCTGGTGTTAGTAGAATGACTGAATAAAAAAATGAGTTTTACTAAACAAGAAGATAATTATAAGTACTCTAGGGGGAATAGAAAATGAGACCAGTAATAAAAAGAAAAAGAATAGATCCGAGATATTTTCTTCATGAAACTGTGCAAGTTGAAGAAACAATGGCCAACAAAGATTATGATGGAGATGGGGAAGTAGAATCATCTGAAGAAGAATGGCGAGGGTCGAAAGACAAAGCTGTTAAAAAAGCACTGGGTAAAAAAGAACACGAAAAAACAGGTGATAAAGACGGTGATGGTGTGCCGGATAACAAAGAAGGCCCTGGAATAAAGCTTCTTAAAGGTGAAAAAAGCCTTTATGAAAAAATTCATAGCGCCATCGAAGAAGTATTTAATGAATATTTAGAGGAGAATGAGTAATGGCAACAGTATATGATGTAATTCAAGGAATAAACCAGGCAGCGGCAAACGCATATGATGGCGCCCATGATGAGAAATATTCTCATGATGGTGAAGCGCGCAAAGCCGGGCTGAAGCGAGAAGAGGGAGACTGTATTGTAGACTCGCGTGTGATGGATGGTTTTAATGTGAGATTTGATAGCGGAAATAGATTAAATTTATCCTACCAAGCTGAAATAACAATGAAAGATTTTCACGACAACGGCTTCGAAGACGATGTTAAAAGTACTTTAAATGATGTGGTCAAATATCTCAAAAAAGAGTATAAGAACGTTACGGGGGACAGCCTTTCATTGACTTCTGATGGTGAACCAAAAATACATGCTCAGTCTATGTCCAGAAAAAGAAATTGGATTCACGCGAATCAATCTTTTACGATTGGCGGCATCAAGCCTGAACCTGAAGAACCAAGCGAATATGATACAGAAGATCGTGTACGCCCCGCAATTAAAAATTGGCTGAGTCAAGGTCGGGATAAAGCTAAAAAACCAAAAAATGTTAAAAAAACGAATTAAGGATTAAAAGTGGAATACAAATTAACTAAACAGGAAATTCGTAGAGAAGTTTTAAAATGTGGCAAAGACCCGGTTTATTTTATTAATAATTACGCACGAATTGCACATCCAATAGATGGTTTAATTCCTTTTAAAACTTATGACTATCAAAGTGATTTAATTAGAGCTTTTGATGACCACCGCTTTACTGTTATTTTAAAGGCAAGACAGCTTGGTATTTCAACTATTTCAGCTGCCTATATCGTTTGGATGATGCTATTTCATCGCGATAAAAATGTTCTTGTTATGGCGACAAAATATACAACAGCCTCCAATCTTGTCAAAAAAGTAAAGCATATGCTTAAATATCTTCCCGAATGGCTTCAAATTGCAGAAGTAAACGTTGATAATAGAAATTCTTTTGAGTTGAGCAACGGATCCCAAATTAAAGCCTCTTCAACTTCTGTAGATGCCGGCCGTTCAGAAGCATTATCTTTGTTAGTTGTTGATGAGGCTGCACATGTTGATGGGCTAGATGAGTTATGGACTGGTTTATATCCAACACTTTCAACAGGCGGTCGTTGTATTGCCCTTTCAACACCAAACGGTGTTGGTAATTGGTTTCATAAAACATATATTGATGCTGATGCAGGTAAAAGCAATTTTTATCCTATTAAATTATTGTGGGACGCCCACCCAGACCGCGATGATGACTGGTTTATAAAAGAAACAAAAAATATGTCGCGCCGACAAATTGCACAAGAACTAGAATGCAACTTTAATGCATCCGGTGAGACTGTAATACACCCAGATGACATCACAAGAATTGATGCACAAATCAAACCACCAAAACACAGAACGGGGTTTGATAGAAATTTCTGGATATGGGAAGAATACAATCCAGAGAATACTTATTTGCTTTCTGCCGATGTTGCAAGAGGGGATGGCAATGATTATTC